CAAGATGGTCTCTGAGACCAGCAAAAAGACGGGTCCTGTGATGATGTCCAAGGGCGGCGCGATCAATCAGCACAAGCGCATGGCCATGGGCAAGAAAGTCAAGGGCTACATGGGCGGTGGGATGGCCAAAGGCTACATGGGCGGTGGGATGGTCAAGGGCTATCGCAAAGGCGGGATGTGCTCCTAAATGGCCACCTCTGGCACCACTGACTTCAACCTGTCGATTGACGACCTTGTTGAAGAGGCGTTTGAGCGTTGCGGCATGCGGCCGCAGAGCGGATATCAGCTCAGTACCGCACGTCGCTCGCTCAATCTGCTCTTCTTGGACTGGGCCAATCGTGGCTTGAACCTTTGGACCATTGAGCAGGCGACGTATTCGTTGACGCAGGGCGTCAACGAGATCACGTTGCCGACCGACACGGTGAACGTGTTGGAGGCGATCATTCGTCAAAACAGCCAGGGCACCAACACTGACGTCTACATCGAGCGCATCAGCCGCGAGGACTGGCTGAACGTCCCGAACAAGACCTCGGAGGCGCGTCCCGCGCAGTTTTACGTGCAGCGTACAAACGTGCCGAAGGTCTTTTTCTATCCCGCAGCGGATCAGAACTACACCTTCGTGTACTACCGCATCCGTCGCATCCAGGATGCGGGGGATTACACGAACACGGCGGACGTGAACTTCAGGTTCTTGCCTTGTCTGGCCTCAGGCCTCGCGTATTACCTGTCGCTGAAGTTCGCGCCGGAGCGTTCGGCTGCGATGAAGGCCATTTACGACGAGGACTTCCAGCGGGCGGCCTTGGAAGACCGGGACACTGCCAGTGTGCAGTTCGTGCCGGACTTAGGGGTGTGAAGTGGCCTATGCAACCGGCAAGTACTCTCTTGCGCTCTGTGACTTCTGCGGGCAGCGGTATCCGTACAACACCTTGCGCAAGAACTGGGAAGGCTACATGGTCTGCCCAGACGACTACGAGCCCAAGGAGCCGCAGCTCGAGCCGCTTCGTTATCGCGGAGATGCGATCGCGTTGCGTGATCCTCGGCCCGATCGTATCGAGCCGGTGTCCGTGTTCGTGGGTGCGCCAGGCTTTACAGCGTTTCAGAGCTTTGGCAGTGCGCGCGGCACTAACGACATGCGGCCTTATGTGCAAGGCCAAGCGCTCATTGCCTTGGGTTCCGTTGGGTCTGTCACAGTGAGCACGTCATGACCTACGATGAGCTGGTCACCAACATTCGCAACTACACCGAAGTGGGGAGCAACGTCTTCACGAACTCGGTGATCAACACGTTCATCACGATGGCGGAGAACCAGATTCTTCGCGAGATCGATTTGGACGTGTTCAAGCAAGAAGTCTCGGGGAATCTGACGCAGGGCAACAAGTTTTTGACCGCGCCCACCGACATCCTGACGCATCGGTACTTGATGATCACGGTCAGCGGGGACCAAGTGTTCTTGGATTTCCGCGACACGTCGTTCATGAAGGAGTACTGGCCCGATGGGTCGGCCACGGGCGTGCCGAAGTACTACTCGGTGTGGGATCAAAGCACGTTCTACGTTGCGCCGACGCCCAACTCTGGCTACACGGCCGAGCTTGGCTACATCTACCGGCCGCCACAGCTCTCTTCGACGAATACGACGACCTGGGTGAGCACGAACGCGCCGGAAGCGCTCTTGTATGCCTGCCTGATTCAGGCGTACAGCTACACCAAGGGCCCTGGTGAGATGTTGAATTACTTCAAGGGCGCGTACAAAGAGGCGTTGCAGGGCCTGGGCATCGAGCAGCAGGGCCGTCGTCGCCGCGACGAGTACCGTGATGGCATGATTCGTATTCCCGTCAAGTCGGAGTCTCCTGGGCCATGATCAGCGTATCTTCTCCCGTGATGGTAGGTGGGGTGCAGGTTGTCACCACGCAGGCGCGCGGGTGGTCTGTGGACGAACTGGCGCAGCGCGCGGCCGACAAGATCATTTACGTCGGGGATCAGTCGCATCCGGCGGTGCGTGAGCAGGCGCGGGCTTTTAAGGAAGCCGTGAAACACGTGGTTTCCTTCTATCTGAAGGAAGCTGTTGAGCAAGACCGAGCAACGATTGCGCAGCGCCTTCACGAGGCAGGGCATCCTGAGCTGGTCCATCTGTTAGGAGAGTAGCTATGGCGTTCTCGGGCAATTTCATGTGCACCAGCTTTAAGGTCGAGCTGATGAGGGCCGTGCACAACTTCACGACCAGCACTGGCAACACGTTCAAGCTGGCGCTTTACGACAACACGCCGTCGTTTACTGCTGCGACCACGGCGTACACGGCCTCAGGCGAGGTCAGTGCCTCAGGCACGTACTCGGCGGGCGGTGGTGCGTTGACCAACGTGACGCCCACGAGCTCGGGGACGACTGCCTTCACGGACTTCGCGGACCTGTCGTTTACGAGTGCGACGATCACGGCCTATGGCGCGATGATCTACAACGACTCGGCGGCGGGCGACCCGTCGGTCTGTATTCTGGACTTTGGCGGGGCGAAGACCTCGACCAACGGCACGTTCACGATCATCTTCCCGACGGCGGATGCAAGTTCGGCGATTATTCGGATAAGTTGACATGCCGTGGAAACCTTTTTCGAGCTGACTTACCTGGGAGAGGCTGGGGTAAATCGTCACCAAAAGTTGCAGTGGCGAATGCGCTGTAGCTGTGGAAAAGAAACCACTGTCATAGCTTCCCGTGTTCGAGCAGGGAAAACCAAATCCTGCGGCCATTTACGTGCGCTTGGGCTCAACAAGAGGCATGGTCAAAGACGCACAAGGCTTTACTCGATCTGGTGCAACATGCGGGCAAGGTGCAACAATGCTCTACACCCGGCCTATAAAAACTATGGCGGTCGGGGGATTAGAGTCCATCCGCTTTGGGAGGATTTTCTCACGTTCGCGGACGATGTTGGTCCGCCCCCGACGCCAACGGCTACGCTGGATAGAATCGACAATGAACTCGGGTATTTTCCGGGCAATGTTCGATGGGTGGGGCGTCAAGTCCAGTCTAGAAATACTCGCCAGAATAGGTGGATTACAATTGGACACGAAACCCACTGCCTTAAAGACTGGTGCGCACGGCTAGGCATTGCACCAGCGTCCGTTTACCGGCGTGTAAAACAGGGGGAGTCTTTTGAGTCCGCTATTCTTCGGCCAAAGGTCGCCCGTTTTCAGCGGATTCTAAATGGCTGATGCAACCGTTGCGTTCCAAGGGTGGAATGCTTCCGGCGTAGGCTGGGGTGACGATCCGTGGGGCGAGAGCCTTGCGGCTCTTCCCACTGGCACTGGGCAGGTCGGATCGGTTGCAACGACGGGTGATGCAAATGTCACCCTGGTAGGCGTCTCTGCGAGCGCCTTGTTGGGCCAGGTCGCCGTCACGGGCGACGCGAACGTAGCGGTTACTGGCGTGTCGGCCACAGGGGCGGTCGGCACCGTTGCGGTCACGGGCGACGCCAATGTTCTTCCGACAGGGGTAGAAGCCACGGGCGCTGTGGGCAGCGTCACGATTGCGGCTGACGCCAACGTACTGGTGACGGGCGTCGTAGGCACGACGCAGCTCGGTCAAGTGACGGTGACGGCCGGCGCGGATGTGTCGGTCACAGGTGTATCGGCTGCCGGCGCGGTGGGCAGCGTTGCGGTGACGGGCGACGCCAACGTGTTGGTGACGGGCGTTGTAGGCACGATGCAGTTGGGCAACGTCACGGTTGCGGCCAATGCAGATGTGCTGGTGACTGGGGTCTCTGCAACGGGCTTTGTTGGGTCGGTTGCGACGACGGCCAATGCAGATGTGTTGGTGACGGGCGTCGCTGCCACTGGAGCCGTGGGCACGGTCACGATTAGTGGTCAGGGCAACGTCACGGTCACAGGCTTGCAGGCCACGGGGTCCGTGGGCAGTGTGACGGTGGCCGCGAACGCGGACGTGTTGGTGACGGGCGTATCGGCCACGGCGCTTTTGACGCCGGTACTGGTTTGGAGTGTGATCAATGATGATCAGACGCCGAACTGGCAGGGGGTCAGCGATTCACAGACGCCTGGGTGGGCTGCGGTGGATGACAGTCAGACGCCTGGGTGGCAGAATGTTGGCAGTGCACAGTCTCCGGGCTGGGTAGCTGTCGTTGACGGCAATACGGTGGTCTGGACGCAGATCACAACGTAAAGGAAACGAGCATGGCAAGCACCTACTCCACGAACCTAAAGATCGAGCTCATGGCGACCGGGGAAAACTCGGGAACTTGGGGCGGCATCACCAACACAAACCTGGGGACGGCGCTTGAGCAGGCCATCGTAGGCTATGGCAATCCTGAGTACCTGTCGGACGCCACGCTGACAATTTCCTTGGCGGATAGCAACGCCGCCCAGATCGCGCGGGCGCTGGTGTTGAATGTGACGTCGGTGTTGAGTTTGACGACCACGCGCGAGCTGGTGGTGCCTACCATCCAGAAGCAGTACATCGTCCAGAACAACACGACGGGCGGGCAGAGCATCACCGTCAAGACCTCTGGCGGCACGGGCATCACGGTCCCGAATGGACGCAAGGCGCACTTGTACGTGGACGGCACGAACGTCATCCAGATGTTCGACTTCGTGGACATCAACGGCGGGGCGATTGATGGGACGACGGTCGGTGCGTCGTCCGCGTCCACTGGGGCGTTTACGACGCTGACCGCGTCCGGTGCGACGACTTTGAACGGTGCGGTGGCCTTGGGCGATGCTGAGGCCGACTTGATCACGGTGCCTGGGACGGTGAACAGCAATGTGATCTTCACCGACAACACGTTCGACATCGGTGCGAGCGGCGCGACGCGTCCGCGCACGGGTTACTTTGCGACGTCCGTCGTGACTCCGCTTGCGACTGTGACGACCGTCAATGCAACGACCATCGACACTACCAACCTCGAAGTCACGAACATCAAGGCCAAGGATGGTTCCGCGTCAATCACGCTGGCCGATTCAACGGGCGTAGCTACGTTCTCTGCAAACCCGATCCTGAATGCTGGTACTGCTAACGGTGTTGTCTATCTCAACGCATCTAAGGTTGCTACTACTGGGTCTGCGCTGACGTTTGATGGGACTAAATTGGCTGTGCTTTCATCAAGCGCGGCTACTCTTGGCTCTTTGAAATCTACTTCGACAACAAATCAGAGTGTTCAGTTACAGATTTTTAATGACAACGATACACCTCTTAACATTGGAGTTTGGGGTTCATCTGCTGGGACATTAGGCATTCTTGGTGCAAGCACGCCGTTTGTTACAACCAATGCAAGCACATTGAATTTTGCAAATACCAACGCAAGCGGCGCAATTCTTTGGGGGCTTGGCGCAAGCGCGACCGAGGCTATGCGCCTGTCAGGGGCTACCGGCGGCGTTGGCGCTCTAGGAATTGGCTACACAAGCCTGACCAGCGTTGGAGATTCCGGCCTAGCAGTGTTGGGGAATGTTGGGATTGGGACGAATGCGCCAACAACCAAACTATATGTCACAGCTTCTGTAGCAAGTACAGCAATTGCTGCCTTTTTTAACACGGATACCGCAAACGGTAACGGTGTTTATATCAAAGCTGGCGGCGCAAACGCAGGCAAATACGCACTTGCTGTTGATAACGCTGCCTCTGCGTCGTTGCTGTACCTCGACTCCTCCGGCAACCTCGGTCTGGGGCAAGTTCCGGTAGTTCGTAAATTTGAAATAAACGCCATCCCCGCTGCCGTTAGCCAGCTTAATGGCATACGACT